TGAAGACGTAGTAGTGGCTCACAGCGCTTCCTGCAAGTTGTCGTAGAACTGAGCCATCTTGGCCAAGCTGCGCGGCTCAAAGCCTGCGACATGCTTGTTCTCCCGAACGCCTCGATAGGCTTCGGCTTTGCCCAGCGCCAGCGCCCAGTCGAGGATCTCGGCTTCGTTCTTCGTCAGCGTGATCGTCACGGTCTTATCGACATTCATGTTGGCAACCTCAGTTGTCCCCGGAGGTCAGGAAGCGAGACGCGCTTCATCGCCGCGATCTGCTGCAGCGTCGTCATCGCCCGTTCGTAAAGGAATCTGCAGGTGCCATCGAGCTCGGCGTCGGACGCCGCGATGAAGTAGCCGCTCTCCGGCCGCCCGCAGATGTGATGCCCTTCGCGGCGCAGTGCCTCGATCGCATGACGCAGTTGGCGCTGTGCTCGAGCACTGTCGTCGCCGCAGGCTTCGCGCGCGAGCGCGTCGGCATGCACGCCGCTCGCCTCGCCGATGTGATGCGCCAGCGCGGCGAGCAGAGCGTCTCGATCGATCAGGGTGCTCACGATCTCATCCGGTCGACGTAGCTCTTCTCTTCATCCGCCGTCATAGGCAGCTGTCCCAGAAGCTTGCGCGTCGCGTTCTCCGCACTGATCCAGGTGCGCGAGATGTCGACCAGCGAGCACCTGTCGGCCGGCGCGCGATCGACAATGGCGCGGGAGCCCTTGCGGCGATCCTCTTCGCGCTTGGCCTCCTCGATCGACTCCGCCTTGTTAGCGATGCCGACCACGATCTCGAACAGATAGCCGTGGCTCTTGAGCGGCAGCACCAACTTGTCGCGGCCGTCGACCATCTGCTGCATCGCTGCGCGCCAAGCATCCGTCGGCGCCGACCAGGTGCGGCCGTGGCGCTGCACCGTCGAGGAACCGATCAACGGAATGAGCTCGGCGAGCAGCCGACGCGCGCGCGACCAGGTCAGCCCGCGCTTGTCGGGGCGGAACAGGCTCAGATAGCTGGTCAGCGGCCGGCCGAGCTGCTGCGGCAGTTCGCCCATCGCGGCGGCGAAGGCCTTCGCATCCTCGTCGCTGGTGAAGGTGATCAGCGAGCCGATCGCGCCACATTCGGGACAGGTCAATCGCACGGCCGGAGTCCCATCGAACGGCGCTGTCGTGCGAGTACATCCTGCATCAGGTGCAATCGAAACGTGAGCCGACCGAGCGCGATCATCGTCTCGTGGTAGGCGTTTTGCTTCGTCGTGCCGAGCTCCTCAGCGATCTCCTCGTACGTGGCGATAGCGCGAGAATCCATCGCCTTCGACACCATCCTGCCGAGCGGGTGCATAACGGTGAACGCGGCGGGACCGTACTTCGCGGTCAGTCGCATAGCGGCGACTCCTGAATACGCTTCTTTGAAGCGGCTTCAATGGCCAGACCGCGGGCTTTGACGTAAGCCTCGGTGCACTCGAAACGGCCGCGCGAGTTCGGCATCGACTCGCGAAACGAGCGCCAGGCTCGGCCGACCGCGCGGCGCAGATCCTGCGGCACGCGATACCAGTCGTCGCGGCACATCAACATGCCCTTGCCAGCGCTGGCGGTGCAGCCTTCGACCGGGCAGCCGTAGGCCGCGGTCATCGGTGCTGACCCGGAAGTTGCCCAGGCTTCGAAGGCTTCAGGAAGCGGGTGTAGATGGCCGTTTTAAACAGCTTGAAGCCGCGCACATAGGCGATGAGCGCATAGCTGCCGATCACGTTGATCACGCGTACCGGAGCGGCGATCTGCGCCCACCGCTTGTGCATCGCGTCGGCGACCACGTCGACGGTAACGTCGGCAGTGCCGCCCGCGCGCAGTTCCGCCACCGGCTCAGGCTTCGCCTTCGTCGGCCGGCGCGCTTGACTCATACAGTGCTCCGCGCGGTAGCGTCGCGGCCATGAGCCGATACGCGATTACGATCACCTGCAGCAGTTGCTCGCACAGCGCGGTCGACGACGTAGAGCTCGATGCCTTCGCGGCCGCACCCGATGCGCAGCAGCTTTCCCGCGCGCGCCGCAAATGCAGCAAATGCGGTTCGCGCCGCTTCGGCGTTGCGATCGAGAAGCTGCTGCCGCGCTGGGCCGACGCGTTCAAGCCCGAGGGCATGCCGCTCCAATTCAGCCCCGGCGGTCGCAGGAAATAGCTTCATCGCGGCGCGCCCTTCTTCTTGCGCGCCGGCATCGCTCGCCGGATCGATCGCAGCGTCATCGGAATGCCGGTGAAGTTGTGGCAGTGGAGCAGCTGGTTCAGTCGCTTGAGCTCATCGCGGATATCCATCAGCACCGCGAGCTTCGCGTGATTCACCGAGTCGGGATTGTCACCGTCGCCACAATTCCAATTGATGTCCTTGAACCGGCTCATGCCGCGCTCCTCTGCGGATTCTTTGGATGCGCCGCCCACACTTTCGCGTGGTCCGGACAGAGATCCTTCTCAGGCGCCGGCGACGCGCTGCAGGCGTCGCAGATCGGCTTGTCGCACGTCTTGTGCTCGCCGACTTTCCAGTCGCACAACCGCCCCGCCGGCGAGCCGCACTCGCAGCAGCGCGCGATGCGGTGCCGCCCGCACACGATCGCCGACATCGAGTGACCGTCGGCGCTGCGGATCCTGATGTGCGAGCAGTGCATCAGGCGGCCGTCTTACTCGCGTGAGCCGAGCGCGTTGGATTTCAGGATGAACGCCTGGAGCCGGCCGACATCAGCTGCGCTCAACGGAACAACGCCGAGCTTGCGATCAGCTGCCTGTTCGTCCTGGACGATGACGATGCGGCCGTCATCCAAAAGCGCGAAGCTGCAGGCGTCGGCTGCAGATTCGGCAGGCGTGCGCTGCGCCGGCGCGGCCGGCCTGACCATCACCGCGGGCTTCTTCTTCGTTGTCTCAGCGCGCTGAGCTCGTGACCGGCGGCTTGCAGCCGATGCGGCTTTTGTCGTGTCCTTCATCTGCCAGGGCGAGTGACTCGTGCCCTGTTTCTCGATGAAGCCTTCGTTCATCAGCGCTTTGAGCTGGCGCCAAAGCGTTTCAGTCGAGCACTTGACCTGAGCCTGGATCGCCTTGCTCTTGGCGGGGCCCTTCTTCAGCACGGCGAGGATCAGTGGGCGCACTTCGCTGCTGGACAGTTTGGGAAGTTTCGGCATGGCTCGTTGCTCCTGGCGTGTCTGATGGTTTGGGTCGCGATTGAACGTGCTGGTCCGAGAAGTCGCCGTCTTGCGGTTGTGGCTCGTGGTGCTCTTCTCCGGGTCGACCGGATCGCTCGGCGCCGGCGTTTCCGACTTCGCGACCTTGAACAAGCCGCGCGCGCCCTGCGCCAGGTGGCGCACGAGCTTCTCTTCGATCAGCAGCTGCAGCTCGCCCGCGATCGATTCGGGCGTCATGCCGAGCTGACCGGCGATTCCGCCGATCGTCATCCAGGCATCGGCATCGGCCATCGCCTTTAGCAAGCGAGCGCGCAGCGGCGCGTTGGAATCGCGCACGTCGAGCAGCGCGGCGCCGAGCTCGTCGGACTCACGCATGGGATGCTCCAGGTGTCGGCACGACGCGCGCGACCGGATGCCGCAACACCCGATATGCGCTCTCGCGCTGCGCCTTGATCATCAACAGCGAGCCCACCTTCACCGAGTCAGGCTCGTCGAGCTGCACGCGCACGCCGATCCAGGCGCTTGCCTGGAAGGGCCGGCAATCGACGACCAGGCCGTCGGCGTCGAGATCCCATTCCAGGAAGTCCTGGCCGCGATCCTCGAAATGCACGGTACGCACCGCCGGCGCGCAGCTGCTGCAGATCGGCGGCTCTTTCGAAACCCAATAGCAGCCGCCGCGGCACGCGTGCCGGTCAGTGCAGCCACAGCGCGAGCATTTCACGCTGTCACCGCTTCGTCGGCTGGCTCGATCGCCTCGGCCTTCACGTCGTAACCGAAGGTGTCCTTATGCCGCACCGATGCGCCGACCTGCGCGAGAATGTCCGTCGGCTGCAGGCGCAGTTGCTCCTTGTCGATCTCTTCGATGATGCGCACGCACTTCGTCAGCGCGAGCGCCTTGAGCGCCTGCAGCGTGTCGGCGGCGTTCTTCATGTAGAGAGCGACGCTGCGACGGAAGCCGATGCTGCCGAACGTCAGCACGCGCGTGCGCGTCGTGACGAAGTCCGCGCGATTGCTCTCGCAGAATTCCTTGAGCTGACGCTCGAGGTCGCTCTTGATCGCGAGCAGCGGCTCGCTCTGCTCCTTCGCTGAAGCCTTCGCCGCGTCGATGCGCGCGTTAGCGGCGCTCTCGATGCCGGTGAGCTTGCGGTCGAGCTCGCCGATCTTGCGCAGTACCTGGTCGGCGTCGTCGTAGCTCTTGAGGGCGGTGCCTTCGATTCTCTTTCTGGCCATGTCACTGATCTCGGTTTTTCGTCAGGGGGGAAATTCAAAGCGGCTGGAGGGTCACGGCGCCGCCGACCGTTGGCCGAATCACCCAGGGGGAGTCAAAACTTTGCCCCGAGCTCCGGTTGCGGGTGTTGTTCGTCACCGCCCGCTGGACGCCTGCGCCTGAAGGACGTGCGGCGATCGTCGCGACGCACGTAGAAGAGCGCAGGGTTTTGCAGCTCACTTGAAGGTCCGCTCGCAATAGACGGGCGGGAAGCGGTTCGCGAACGACTCGCGCGCGGCGTCGGGACTGAGCTTGCCGGCGAGCGTGCTCACCGGAGCTTTGTTGTCGGTGACCTTCGCCGCGGCAGGCGCGTCGTGATCCCGGAACTCGTGACCGCGCACGAGGCGGTGCAGTCGATCGGACATACCAGCGTTCATGGCTTCTCCTTCGTGAGGTGTGGGACGAGCGAGTGCTCGCAGATCGGACGGCCGATGCCGCGGCAGGCTTTGAACACCTGCACGCGGACGGGATTGGTGGTGGCGAACGGCTTGCGCTGGTGATCCATGCACGCGTGCGCGGCGATCTCGCCGAGCACCGGGCAGATCACCTTCTCGTTCAGGAGCGCGCCGCGCACCGCTTGCTCGATGGCGGCATAGTTGCCGCCGTACTTGCATGCGAGCACCTGCGACACGACGGTGATGCTGTAGCGGATCCGCGCTGCGGCCTTGCCCTGCGACGTGCGATCGCACTCATTGGCGAGCAAGATGATCCAGACTGCGAGCTCACTGCCCCACGCTGCGCGCGCGACGTCGAGATTCTTGGTGCTCATCGCCGCACCTTGTTCTGCGGAGCTTCCATCTCTCGCAGATGGAACCGCGCGCGCTTGAGCGCGAGCTGCAGCGCTTCCTCGCGATCGAGCTGCTCGATGTCCTTGAACACGGTCAGGGCCAGCGCCTGGCATAGCGCGACGACGACGACGTGCGGCCGCTCGATCGAGGCGAGCGCGAGGAGTCCTTGCGCCAGATCACGCGAGCGTTCATCGGCCGATCTGTTGACGAGCTCGCTCATGCCGCTGCCTTCTTGACCGGCCACACAACCTTGTTCAGGTTCGGGTCGAACACTTGCTTGATCCGCTGCACCTGCGGCGCGCGCGGTCCGCTGTAGCGCGTCGGCACGAGCGTGTAACGCCCTTCGACGCCGCGACCGCCTTCGTTCTTCAGGTAGCCCGCGCGCTGCAGGTGGCTGACGTAGTCGCGGGCATCGATGAGCTTGAGCTGCACGCGCTCGCTGGTGCCGGCGGCGACGAGCTCGCGCACGCTGAACCTGCGCAGGATCCGCATCGTCTGCCACATCGCCTGGCGCGCAGCGCCTTGTGTCACCGGCTCGCCTCGCGCGGTCACGCGCGGCGCTTCCACGCCGACGTCGCGCACCAGCTCCCATCGCCGCTTCCCGTATTGGCCCTTGGCCGTCTTGGACGAGCGCTCGCACTTCAGATAGCCCGCGTTGGTCAGGCCGAGCAGATAGGTCTGGATCACCGGCTCGCTGTTGAGCGTCGCGGCTTGCAAGTCGAGATAGCTGAACTTCCGAAGCGCGCGGATCGCCTGCCAGATTCGCTGACGGCCTTGCGGCACCGGCATGTCCGCAACCAGGTGGACAGGCTTCTGGCCGCGCGTGTGCTTGAGCTCGATGTATCGATCACGCGACATCATTTACAGCGACCTCCGCGGCGCCTCGCCGGTGTAGAAATCGCCCTTCCAATGCTCGAGCGCGATCTTCTTGAAGTCTTCCGAGACCGCGTACTCGCGCACGCGGTGGATGTTGATGCAGATGCGGCGCACGACGCCGCGGCTCGCGCGATGAAGTGCATCGAGCAGATCGCGCTGGATCTCGAAGTCGGGCGAGTACAGGTCGGCGAGCTTCTGCGAGTCTTCGATCGTCGCGGCGATCGTCGGAAACCAATCGAGCACGCGGTTATGGAACCGCTCCCACCGGCGCAGCTTCTTCTCCAGGTGCTCTTCGCCGATCAGCAGGATCGGCGCCTTGCCCGCCGCGTCGTGCAGGCTGCGCACCACTTCCACGCCCAGGCTGTGTCGATCGACCAGGTGATCGAACTCGTCGAGGATCAGCGGACGGCGCGACAGCGCGAGCTGCTCGGCGCCCTGGTCCGCCATGTCGGCGATGGTCGTCGCCGGCTTGATCTCCATTTCCTTGAGCAGGTTCTGGAGCAGCGCCTTGACCGTCCAGGTCGGCTTGATCTCCAGGTAATACGCGCGGTGCTGATTGGCGGCGCGGCTCGCGCCGAAGCTCTTGCCTGCGCCGCTTGGACCGTTGTGGACCACGATCTTGTCGAGCGACGGCGGCGCATTCATCGCGCGATCCAGCGCGCGCAGTACCTGCGCGACGTTGCCAATCGGCGCGGTGACCCCGTCGCCCTTGTCCTTACCTCGTGCCTCGTTCTTCATCGATCAAACTCCGGATTAAATGCAATGCAAAAAAGCCTTTTTGTCTCACGCGGTCTTGAACGTCTCCTGCATCTGGCGCATCTGCTTTTCGACGCGGTAGTCGGAGCTGACCGACCAGCGCTGCAGCCACTCGCGATCCGCGACGTCGACGAGCTCGCCGGCGGCGATGCGCCGCTCCAGCGCCAGTGCGCGGTCGTACTTCTCCGCAACGAGCTCGGCGCGTGATTTGCCGGCGGGCATCGGACCCTGCAGCACGGTCGCGCGCGCCGGCTGCTGTGCCGCGGGATCCGCAGCAGCTGCGGCAGCGGCCTGCAGCGCGGGCGTCGTGTGGATCTCCGCCGCCGCCGGTCTCGGCAGCTGCGCGATGCGATTGGTGCGCGCGCGCGCGTCGTCGAGGATCTTCCCGACGATCTCGCGCTTCTCGGTGCCGCGGCCCAGGCGCTTGAGCTCGCGTCGCTTGCGTGCCAGGTCGTCGTGCGCGTCGGCGCGAGCCTCCGCCAGCTTTTCGAGGAACTCGGCGTAGCTGATGCCCGCGAATGCAGGGTTGCCGGCCTGGCCGAGGTAGTGCAGATCGCCGCTGGCGTTCGGCTGGTAGACGAAGAGCAGGCCCATGTCGGCCGGGTCGTAGTGGGCGCGCACGCGCTCGCCGACGATGCCGTCGAACGCCGGCATGTAGTACCACTCGGCGTCGACCTTGATGCCCTTCTTCTGCACCGTGCGCCAGCCGTCGTTGTCGGGCACCGGCAGCAGCAGCAGATCAAGCGCCCTGGCGTTCTCGATGCGGCGCACCGCGCCGGTCCACGCGGCCGCGCGCTCGAAGGGCGAGCAGCCCAGGCTCGAGTGCTCGTCCATCACATAGATCGTGTCGCTCCAGCCGTCGCACAACTTCTGCAGCGCGGGCTCGGTGAGCTCGACCGGCACCACCGCGTTCTTCTTGAACAGCCGCTCGGCGAACGACTGGCGCGATTCGATCGCCGAGCGCTGCTCGACGCTATGCCCGATGAAATCCGGATTGAGCTCGACCACCGCGCTGCGGCTGAAGGTGCCGATCACGCGCTCGATGTGCGGCTTCTTCCACGGCATGAATGGTCCGCGTGGAACATGCCGGATGCTCAACGACTTGAAGATGCCGAGCACGTAATTCGACAGGTAGTCGCTGCCGCGGTCGGTGACGATCTCTTCGGGCACGCCCCAATCCAACAGGCATCGCCGCAGCAAGAGTGCGATCGCGTCGCCCTTGCTGGTCCTGCTGACCAGGAGCTTCACGCGCCGGCTGTAGATGTCGACGCAGACGATGATCGAGCAGCGCCCATCGATGCACATCACGTCCGCCGGCGTTGAGTCGATCTCCCAGCGCTGGTTCAAGCGCGCGACGTCCTCGGACGCGTTGCCAGGCGCGGCCATGCGGCGGTTCTTCCAATCGTCGGGGTTCGTGACCGCGAGGAGCTCGCTGCCGTGCTCGGCCTCGAAGCGCTTCACGAATTCCTTGACCTGGTGCACCGTCGGCAGCAGCGAATGCTCGTCGCCGAACTTCGCCTTGAGCGCATCGCGCAGCAGCTTGGCGCGCGCGTGCGGATATTCCACGCGCATCCCGATCAGGAAGCTGCGGAACACCGGTGTCTTCTCGATCAGGGTGTCGCCCTTGCGGTTGCCGTACTTCGGCACCAGGCCCGCGAGTCCCTTCTGATTCACCTTGGCGCGCATGCGCTCGAAGGTCGGCCACGACAGCATCGGCTTGGCTGCGCGCGCCTGCGGCGCATCAGCGATCGCGCCGCCGTTCCAGGCCAGCACCGCTTGGAGCCAGGTGCAGTCGTTCGCGAGCTTGTAGCGCTCGAGCGCCAGCCACAACTCGAGCAGCGCGCCCGTCTTTTGTTTCTTCCAGCCGTCGAGCGTCGCGAGCTTCGCCATCGACTGCTCGCCGATCAGCTGTTGCCCGCGCGCGAGTTGCGGCGCGGTCGAGCCTTGCGAGACCGCCAGCTGGCTTGCATCGAGCAGCGCGCTGCGCGCTTCACCGGGCAGGCTCTCGACGCAGTACTCCATGCCGCCGCCGCGTCCGACCCGCGCGCGCGAGATCCAGTCCGCGCGTTCGGCCATCTTGGCGACGCCGCGATCAGTGCTCGGCATGCCAGGCAGTCCGGCCAGCTCGGAAGCTGCGAGCCAGCGCTTCATCGGCTCGCCCCATTCGAATAAAAGAATCCCGCTGCCATCGGGGGGTTGATGCCAGCGGGATAACAGGCCAGGCGGGAGGAGAGAAAAAGTGCCTGGCAAGGAGGATTCGTGACAACGACATCAGGTGCTGCCGGATTCATTGCTCTCTCCTCGGTTCATCTGTTTTTTTATTTCTTTGATCTTCACTGCGGCGTCGTCCCGCATTTTTTCCAGCCGGCCGAGCTCCGCGTTGAGCGCGTCGCGGCCGATCATCAGCCGCCCCCCGCGGATCTCGGCGAGCCAGCTGCTCAGCACATGGGTGCGGCACGTGGCCTCGAAGGCCGGCGCCAGGTAAAGCGGAAGATTGAATTCCTCGCGCGCCGGCGAGCTGTAGGCGTCGAGCATGTATTTGCTGACGTCGCGCCCGGTGAGCCGGCTCATCGAAGCGGCGACCGCGTAGCGATCGTCAACGCATTGCTTCAGCGCGGAGGCGACGAGCTCGCAGACCAACACGCGGCAATCGTGACTTCCCGGCAACGGGTCGGCCGCGCGCGGAACAACGAAGAGATCCAGCGTGGAGTCGTCAGGTCGCCGGCGCATGTCCAGAGATCCCCCGATCTCGCTGAACAAGGCGGCGTTGCAGCCGCGATGCCTGATACCGCTTGGCTTCCTGGAAGGCCGACGCAGATGCTTCGGCCATCATGTCCACGCAGAGTCGATCGACACCGGCGAGTCCGCGCTCGCAGATCGAGGCGCGGGCGCGCATCGCTTGGTAGTTGCGGCGCTGCATATCTAAGCCGCCACCCGCGATTGCGTATTGCGCTTCGACTTCGCTCGGTTATGCTGTCCGCGACAAGAGATTTTCCGGGGGCGTCCCTTCTTTCGTGCCGGCAAGCCGTCCGAGTCATAGCGCTCGGGGAAGACTTGCTGCGGGGTGAGATCGAGCGCTTCCGCGATCAACTTCTCCATCCGCGGATAGGGAGCGCTGAACGCTGAATAGATGCACTGCCGGCTTACGCTGTGATCAGCGGCGACCGACGCGAGGGCCCGGCCCTGCAGCTGGAGCTGGTAGATGACCCATGCGCGGCGCTTTGCTGGGTCAGCTAGGAGCTCGCGGGTGGCCTTGTCTATCTTTGTCATGGGAATAGACATTAGGCCCGTTCGGTTGCCTGCGCAACCGTTTTTGCGTTACATCGAAGCTATCTCGGTTTCTGCAAAGGAAATTTAATCTCTATCGGACACATGGACGCGACCGATTTAAAAGAAAGCGAGATGCAAGCCCTGCGGCGCTTGGTTGGCGAGCGCTTGGTCGAGCTGCGTGGCGAGAAGCCTCAAGCCGACTTTGCCGCCGAGCTCAAGATCGCGCCCAACACGCTCGGCCGTTATGAGCGCGGCGATCGCCTGCCCGACGCGGAGATCCTGGCGTCGCTGCGCGTTCGCGGCGTCGACCTCAATCAGCTTTTTGCGATGCCGGACATGCTCTACGCCCGGCCGAGCGGCGGTCTGGTCATCGGCGAGTTCGGACGCATGGGCCTGGATACAGAGCGCTACGCCGATCTGCCGGTCTGGAATGTGCGCGCCGCAATGGGCGAAGGCGCCGAATGGTTTGAACCGCAGATCATCGATCGCTACGTGTTCACCCGTGAATTCCTACGTGAGTGCGGGATAAACCACCCGGAGCACGGCGCCGTGTTTAAGAACGAAGGCCGCTCGATGGAGCCGACCATCTTCGACGGCGAGCTCACGATCGTGGACCACTCGATACGCACCTTCGATGCGCCCGGCGTCTTTGTCCTCGCCAGTGGAAATCGCTATCAGACCAAAAGACTTGAAAGCGATCCGGTGACCGGCGACATTGAGATCATCAGCGACAACCGCGAGCTCTATCCGCCCAAGCGCATCACGGCGGCGATGGCACAGGATCTGCGCATTGTCGGCCGCGTCGGCAGGGTGATCAGCAGCCGAGCAGTGTGATTTAGATATTGCGTCGATGCGCTGACTAGATCAGATTTACCCACGAGCCGAACAGGGGCATCGCAAATGGTCGATCTAATCGTTCTATATCTCGCGCTGGGCTTGATCCCGGCCGTGATCGCGAGCAAGAAGGGGAACTCCGGCGCGAACGCCTTTGCGCTTGCGATGCTGATCAGCCCGGCGCTCGCGATAATTTTCGTCATTGCCGCGAGACCGAACACGAAGAAGATCGATCAGGACAAGGTCGCGGGCGGCCACTACAAGCAGTGCCCTAGCTGCGCGGAGATCGTTAAGCGTGATGCGGTCGTATGCCCTTTCTGCCAGCGTGAGATCAGAGCCCAGCCTCGGACCTTGATCGTCGATCGCAGCTAACGCGCGTTAGCCTTAGCCCCCTCTCCATGCCCCGCGACACTGCGGGGCATGTCGCTTCGACCGTCACAATCTCAGAGCGTTGCAAGGTGCGTCAAGCCCGAGCTCGCTGATTCGATCCACACATTACGCGGCGACCTGTCGTGAGCAACACGCCAGGGATGCAGATCTCCGAGCGCGGCCTCGAGCTCATCAAGCGGCACGAGAAGCTGAAGCTGCAGCGCTACCTCGATCTCGGTGGAAGGCCCACGATCGGCTGGGGGCATCTGTGCGGTACCGGCGAAGAGAATCTCACCGACTGCTCGCCGCACGAAGCCGATCTGCTGCTCATCAAAGACGTCGCGATGGCCGAGCGCACGGTGCGCTGGAATCTCTGCCGCGTCGGCATCCCGCTCAGCCAGGACCAATTCGACGCGCTGTGCTCGCTCACCTTCAACATCGGCGCGAGCGCCGTCCGCGACTCGACACTCGTCCGCAAGATCAAGTCCGGCGACGTCGCCGGCGCCGCGGATGAATTCGCACGTTGGAACCACTGTAAAGGTGTCGTTTCCATCGAGCTGACGCGCCGGCGCGGTGAAGAGCGCGCGCTGTTCTTGAGCGAGCCGGCGGGGAAGCACGCATGATCCTCGCGCTCCTCGCTCGCATCGGCATTCCGCAGTGGCTCGCGGAAGTGATCCTCGGCGGACTCATCGTCATCGCGCTTGCCGGTGGCGGCTATCGAATTGGTTGGAAGAACGCGACCGACGATGCCGAGCTGGCGCTGCAGCAGGCCCAGCTCGAGGCGGCGGAGAAGTTGCGCATCGCCAACGAGCGCAGCGACAAGATGGCTGCGGATCTCGCGGCCGCGCAATTCCAGACGCAGCAGATCTATCAGAAGCTCACCGCGGAGGTTTCGCATGTCGTCACCGTCTACCGTCCGACGCCGAGTGCGCCGCTTCGCGACCTTCCTCAGTGTGTCTTCACTGACGGTTTTGTCCGCGTGTGGAATCAATCCGCCGATCCAGCATTGCGCGCAGCCGCCGGCGTCGATGCTGCGGTCATTTCCGAAACCGATCTTGCTCCAAGCGATGTCCGCCAAGAAGACGTCCTCAACAACCACGTCGCCAACGCCAGCCAGGACGCTGCCATCCGGCAGCAGTGCCAAGCGCTGATCGAGTGGCACCGCACCGTCGGGGGACGGCAATGACTTTATTCGAGTGGATGTCCGTGGTTTGGGCAGGCGTGATGACGATCTCGCATATCGCGATGTTCATCCGCCAGAACTACAGCAAGGATCGCGCGCAGCTGACCGCGCGCATGGCCGAGATCGAGAAGCATCTCAAGGATCAAGACGCTGGCGCCGGCAAAGTGGATACACGTCTCTCGGTGATCGAGCAGACGATGAAGCATCAGCCGACTACGCGTGAAATGGACGTCTTGCGTGCGGACTTTGCCCGCGTCGGCGAAGGTGTCGCCATGCTGCGCGGCTCGGTGGAAGCCAGTACTCGCGTCACGGACATGATGAATTCGTACCTCATCAGCCGCGAAAAGTGAGCTACCGCGATCACGTCATCCAGGATCTGCGCCTGGTCCTGCTGCGCATCCTGGTCGAAGCGCCAGGCTGCGAGGCGAACAGCTCGATCCTGTGCGCCGCGGTCGAGGACTTCGGCCACAAGCTGTCTCGCGATCAGATCCATACCGAGATCGCCTGGCTCGCCGAGCAGGGCCTCGTCACCGATCGAGATCTGCACACGGTGAAGGTCGTCACGCTCACCGGCCGCGGGCTGGACGTCGCCAAGGGCAAAGCTGTCGTGCCAGGAGTGAAGCGTCCGGGCCCGGGTGCCTGACGTGCGCCGCGTCCGCGGATTCATCGCGCAACCTCTCTTGCTGCTGGCGTGCATGCTTGCATTGCTTTCGTGCCTCGCTGTGCACGCGACCAACGCGGTTGCCGGCAAGAGGCTCATCTGATGCCGCGGAAGAGCTCGATCGAGCGCCTGCCGCCGGTCATCAAGGCCGCGATCGCCGGCATGCTCAAGGACAACCGGCTCACGCTCGACGAGATCCTCGAGCAGATCCGCGCCGAGTTTCCTGACGAGCCGGCGCCGTCGCGCAGCGCGCTCGGCCGCTTCAAGCAGAACTTCGAGGAGATGTCGAAGCACCTGCGCGAGTCGCGCGAAATTGCGGACATGTGGGTGCAGAAGGTTGGCTCTGATCCCAACAGCGACATCGGCAAGCTCGCGATCGAGTTCCTGCGCACGGCGGCGTATCGCGTCAGCTCCGACATGGTCGAGGGCGGCGAAGCCAACACCAAGGAGCTCGCGCAGCTCGCGCGCGCGATGAACTACATCGAGAACGCGAGCCGCCTGTCGCTCAAGCGCGAGCAGGAGCTGACTACCGCCGCGAAGACCGCGGCCGCTGAAGCGGCGACGAAAGTGGCGGAGAAGAAGGGCGTCTCCGCGGAAACGGTCGAAGAGATCCGCCGCGGCATCCTTGAAGATCGGTTCCGGGCTTGAGCCGTGAACGCGCCCGCGGTGCTGCTGCCCTATCAGCAGCGATGGAATTCAGAAAAAGCTGACGTCGCGCTGTGGGAAAAGACCAGGCGCTGCGGCGCGTCCTGGTGCGACGCTGCCGATTCCGTGCTCTGCGCGATGGCCGAAGGCGGCATGGACGCGCTGTACATCGGCTACAGCGAGGATATGACGCGCGAGTACATCGACGACTGCGCCATGTGGGCGCGCGCGTTCAAAGTCGCGTGCGATTCCGCGCAAGAGTTCATGTTCGAGGAAGAGGACGAGCACGGCGACAAGAACAGCATCAAGGCGTTCCGCATCGACTTCGCCAGCGGCCACAAGATCCTCGCGCTGTCGTCGCGCCCGCGCTCGATCCGCGGCAAGCAAGGCAAGGTGACGATCGACGAGGCCGCGTTCCACGACGATCTGCCAGGCCTGATGAAGGCCGCGCTTGCGCTTCTGATCTGGGGCGGCAAGGTGCGGGTGATCAGCTCGCACAACGGCGAGGCGAACTACTTCAACGAAATGGTTCTCGCGATCCGCGCCGAACGGCTGCCGTACGCGCTGCACCGCACGACGATCGACGACGCGCTTGCCGATGGGCTCTACCAGCGCGTGTGCTTGAAGACCGGCAAGACCTGGTCGGCCGAGGGCGAGCAGAAGTGGCGGGCTGATCTCTTCGCGCGCTACCGCGAGAACGCCGACGAGGAGCTGCTCTGCATCCCGAGCCAGGGCACCGGCATCTGGTTGCCGCGCTCGCTCATCGAGGCGCGCATGAAACCCGCGCGCGTGATCCGCTACACGGCGCCGGTCGGCATGGCGCTGTGGGCCGAGCAGGTGATCGAAGCCGAGATCAGCGACTTCTGCGAGCGCGAGCTCGAGCCGGAGCTGCGCAAGCTCGATCCAGGCCTGCGCAGCGTGATGGGCATGGACTTCGGCCGGCACGTGGATCTGTCCGCGATCGCGCCGATGCAGATCGAGGCGACGCTGCGCAAGCGCATCCCGTTCGGCGTGGAGCTGGCGAAGACGCCATACAAAGCCCAGGAGCAGATCGCGCTTTACATCGCGAACCGGCTGCCGCGTCTGTCGCACCAGAAATACGACGCCGGCGGCAACGGCGACTATCTGGCCGAGCAGATGCAGCGCAGGTTCGGCGAGGCTGCGGTCGAGAAGGTGAAGTTCTCCGAGCAGTGGTACCGCGAGAACACCGCGCCGTTCAAAGCCGACCTTGAAGGGGATTTGCTGTGGCTTCCAAAGGACGATGAAGTCGCCGGCGACTTCGCCGCCTTCCGCATCGTCAAGGGCGTGCCGCGCGTGCCGGATCTGCGCGTGAGCGCGGCCGACGGTGGCGGCAAGCGTCACGGCGACTTCGGCATCGCGGCGCTGCTGGCGCACGCCGCCGCGCGCGCCGACTACGCGCCCATCGAATTCGAATCGCTCGGCAGCCGGCCGACGCGCGACAACAACGATTTCACCGGAGCACTGTGATGGCTGACGAAACCAAGGCGCTCGCGGAGATCGTCTACGCACCGGCCGAGGCGACGAAGGACGAGAGCCTCACGAACGAAATTGCCACGGTGCGCCGCAATCCGTTCGAGTTTGTTTTCGACGGCTTGATCCGGCCGCGCGACTCGACGCTCGCCACGCGCGGCGGCAATCGCGGCGTCTGGCTGTACGACGAGATCGAGCGCGACGGCCGCGTGTACTCCACGCTGCAGAAGCGCAAGCTCGCTGTGGTCGGCCGCGAGTGGCGTCTCACCGCCGCATCGGAAGCGTCCATCGACGTCCAAGCTCGCGACCTCGTCGAGCAGATGCTCGATGCGCTGCCGTTCGATCGCGCGTGCGTACATCTGCTCGATGCCTTGCTCAAGGGCTACGCGGTCGGCGAGATCGTCTGGGGTGTCGTCGACGGCAAGTTCCTGCCGGTCGATCTCCTGGACAAGGACGCACGGCGATTTGTCTTCGATGAGTTCCGCAACACGCGCATGCTCACGTGGGGCAACCTCATCAAGGGTGAGGCGCTGCCGGATCGGAAATTCATCGTGCATCGTTTCGGCGCCAAGGACGGCAATCCGTACGGGCTGGGCCTCGGCACGCGGCTGTTCTGGCCGGCGTTCTTCAAGCGACAAGGCATGCAGTTCTGGCTGACCTTCGCTGACAAGTTCGGCAACCCGACGCCCATCGGCAAATATCCTTCCGGCGCGGCCGAGTCCATGAAGCAAACGCTGCGCGACGCCCTTGAGGCGATCGCTAACGACGTCGGCATCACCGTGCCGATCGGCATGGAAGTGTCGCTGCTCGAGGCGACGCGCAGCGGCGGCGCCGGCGGCGTCTACGACTCGCTTCTGCGATTCTTCAACGACGACATCGCCGAGATCGTGCTCGGCGAGAGCATGACGACGTCGGGCAAGGCGCTCGGCCTCGGCAGCAACCAGGCGATCATCGGCAACGAAGTGCGTCTCGAGCTCGTGCGCTTCGACGCGGGACTGCTCGCCGAGACGCTGAACCGCACGCTGGTCAAGTGGGTCGTCGAGCTCAACCTTCCCAATGCCAAGCCGCCGCGGCTGTGGTGGGACTGCGACGAAGGCGAGGATCTCAAGGTGCGCGCGGAGCGCGACGAGATCCTCGATCGCATGGGTTTCAAGATGCGCGCCGATTCGGTGAAGAAGATCTACGGCGATCACTACGACTATCGGGAGCCGGTGCCGCGGCCGCCGATCGGCGCGCTGTCATTCGCCGAGCAGCTCGCGGCTGCGCCATCGCTTGCGCAGACCGAGCAGCTGCAGCGCGTCTCGCAACCGGCGCTCAAGAAAATGCTCGAGCCCGTGGTGCAGCTCGTCGAGGGCGCAAGCACCCTGATCGAGATCCGCGATCGCCTGGACAAGCTCTTCCCGCGGATGGATTCGCACTCGCTCGCGCTGTTGATGGGCGAAGCGATCGCCGCGTCGCATCTGGCCGGACGGTACAAGGTCAAGCAGGAGAGCTGACGTGCTGGATTGGCTGCACATCCTCGCTGCGATCGCGATCATCACGTCGCCGCTGTGGGCCGCGCTCATCTGGTGCGCGCTCGCGGTTTGGCTTGCGTCTCATCCGGATTACTGACGTGTGCCCGCATCGCGAAATCGCAGATTGCCCGCTCTACGTGATCTCTCACGATTCGAAGCTTGCGGGGCTTCGGCTGCGTCGACGATCTCGTGAAGCCGTGTCGCGTACACCGCCGGGCGCAGCTATTCCGCGATGGTCGATCGCGCAGTCACGCGAGCCTTCCAACTCGCGCGCACCGCACTCGATCGACGGATGAAGAACACCGATGGCTGACGACACTGTCGACTACGGGGCGCTGCCGTTCACCGAGCAGATCCAGTTCTTCCTGCGCAAGCTCAACATCCCGACGCATCGGTGGACCGATGTGTGGAAGGACGCGCACGATTCGGGATTCATGGTCGCCGGCGCCTACCAGGCGCAGCTGCTGCAGGATCTGCGCGACGCCGTTCAGAAGGCGATCACCGACGGCACGACGCTCGAGCAGTTCCGCAAGGACTTCGCGGACATCGTCGCCGAGCACGGCTGGAGCTACAACGGCGGTTTCGGCTGGCGCACGAACGTAATCTACGAGACGAATCTGCGCACGAGCTACCAGGCTGGTCGCTATGTGCAGCTCACCGATCCGGAGCTGCTCGCCGAGCGTCCGTTCTGGCGCTACGTGCACTCCGACCTGGTGAAGCATCCGCGCATGCAGCACCTTGCCTGGAACAACCTGGTGCTGCCGGCCGATGACCCCTGGTGGCGCATCCATTTCCCGCCCAACGATTGGGGCTGCCAGTGCACGGTCTACGCCGAGAGCCTGGCATCGATTGCCCGCAAGGGCTACCAGGTCGCGCCGTCGGCGCCGCGCGTGAACTACGTCGAACAGACGATCGGCGAACGCTCCGGCAATCCGCAAACGGTGACGGTGCCCGAAGGCGTCGGGCCCGGCTGGGACTACGCGCCGGGCGCGTCGCAGGCCGACCAGGTGCGAGAAGCGGTGAAGCAAACCGCCGAGCAATTGTCCGACGCGCTCGCTGCGGAGCTGCTCGCCTACATGCAAGAGATCCCGCCGCCGCCGAAGGCGCCGGAAGCGACCTGATGGCCGGCGCAACCGTCAGCGTCGACGTCCACGAGGTGACCAGTGCGCTCGCGGCCATGCGCGCGGCCGGCCGCAACCTGCGCCCGCTCATGCTCGAGCTCGGCGAGGAGATGATTCAGTCGACGCGCGCGCGCTTCAGCTCGCAGACCGGACCGGATGGCGCGGCCTGGGCGGCGCTCTCGCCGACGTATCTCGCCAGCGAGCGCAAGCAAAAGTCGCGCGGGCCGGACCGGATCCTGACGCTGCGCGGCCAGCTGGGCGGCACGCTGCGCTACCAGGCCGATGCCGGCTCGGTGCGCTGGGGCACCGACCGGATCTACGGCGCGGTGATGCAGTTCGGCGCTGCGCGCGGATCGTTCGGCGCGACGCGCTTCGGCGTGCCGATCCCGTGGGGCAACATCCCGGCGCGGCCCTATCTGGGAATCTCAACGCAGGACCGCGTCACGATCCTCGACCTGGTCGGCGACTACCTGGACCGAGCCATCCGCAGCGGCTGATTGCACCGCGTACGAAACAAGGCCCCGGAAAAACCGGGGCCTTCGCTTTTCGGCCGACCTCGTAGGAACGCGCAGGATCGATTTTGCGATCCGAGGCGCTACCTAGCCCTAGCCTCGACCCTCAACCAAAAATTTAAAGGGTGTTTAAAGGGCTTCCTGTTGATTGCCACCGGCGCGTACGCACGCCAATCGCGCTCGACTTGCCCATTGCGCCGATTTTCGGCAGGCTTTGGCTATCCCGTGACCCTCTCCGCAGCTAACGCGCGTTAGCCTTAGCGGACCTGTTGTTGCAACCGAAACTGGCGCCTCAATGCGCTGCCAGTTCGAACTTCGACCGGTCTTCCACGAGGACAATTCCCATGTCTCGCTGAGCTCGCGAGCAGGTGGCTGCGCATGAAGCGCATCCACCTGCTCAAGCCCGGCACGTTCACCGACATGAGCGGGCAGAAGGTCACGCTCACCGCTGTCGACCTGGCTGGCTGCGCCGCCGCCTACGATCCGAAGCTGCAGGAAGCTCCGCTCGTGGTCGGCCATCCCGACGACAAGGCGCCGGCCTACGGTTGGGCGCAATCGCTCTCGGCCGACGACGAAGGGCTGCACGCGACACCGCACCAGCTGGACCCTGGCTTTGTCAGCCTGGTCCAGGCGGGCCGCTTCAAGACGATCAGCGCTTCGCTCTATCCGCCCAAGCACACCAGCAATCCGAAGCCGGGCTCGTACTACCTGCGCCACATCGGCTTCCTCGGCGCGCAAC